TTCCCTGTCGTATCAATACCTTCAGGCACACAGTCAGTTAAGAAAGCTATCGCTGCAAATCTTAAGTGGCTGAGTCAATTTGCATGGGTAGTGATTTGCTTTGACAACGATTCTGCGGGGCGTGAAGCCGCTGAGAAGTGTGCTCAGGTACTGTCCCCTAACAAAGCTAAGATCGTCAACCTGACGGACTTTAAGGACGCTTCAGACTATCTGATGAATAATAAGGTCAGGGCGTTCACGGCTCAGTGGTGGGAGGCGAAGACCTATCGCATGACCGGCGTGATAACTTTGGAGGACGCTTGGGGTGACTTTATTAAGAGGGGTACTGAGGAGATCATCCCGTTCCCTGAGAGCTTTGGTATGCTGAACTCAATGCTGAATGGTGGATGTGCCGCAGGAGAAATCACCGTGATAGGCGCATTGACTTCTGTGGGTAAAACCACCATGGTCAACGAGATTGCGTACCACTTCTGGAAGAACACAACCAAACGAGTAGGCTGTGCGTTTCTTGAGGCATCCAACGGGGAGGCTGTGGAGAATCTGTTGACGATCCACACAGGACACAATCTGTCGCTTGAGGATCGTAAGAACATCGACTTTGACAAGTTGCGTTCTGAGATCATTACGGACGGTCGGATACTGCTGTTGGATCACAATGGTGCTGTGGACACTGATGAGTTGTTCCTGAAGCTCCGTGCGATGGTCAAGGGTAGCGGGTGTGACGTGATTATCATTGATCCGTTACAAGCGGCTGTGACGAGTAACGAGAACAAGACGATTGATGACTTCATGGATCGACTTCTCAAGCTTGTTAAGGAGACTGATGTGTCCGTGATCGTGGTTAGCCATATGCGTAAGCCGAGCCTGACAAACCCTCATAACGTCAACGAGTACGATCTCAAGGGATCGGGGTCAATCAATCAGATTGCCTTCAACACGATCCTTCTGAGCCGCGACAAGATGGCAGAGGACGAGTACGCACGGAACAGCACACAGGTGCAGGTGGTCAAGTGCAGACGAACAGGCATCACAGGCAGTGCCGGGTGGCTTTACTACAACGCCTTGACAGGTCGGGTGGAGCGCGGGGTTGCTCCTGAAATCAATGAAGCAAATAACGTAGAGGAGTTTTAATGCGCTGTGTCTGGGACATTGAAACTGACGGCCTCAAGCCTAACGTCATATGGTGCTTGTGTGCCATCAAGGACGATAAGATGTATACGCTTGAGATGCCTACAAAGGAGATGGTAGAGGAGTTGTTTGCTGACGTGACCGAACACGTAGGCCATAACCTCATCAACTACGATATCCCTGCGGTCGAAAGAATCCTAGGCGTAAAGATAACTGGGGGCGTTACAGACACGCTGGTGCTGTCACGTTTGTATAACCCAAGTCTGGAGGGTGGACATTCGCTTGCCGCTTGGGGTGAACGACTGAAGTTTGCAAAGGGAGACTATTGTGATTGGACTGCGCTTACACGGGAAATGCTTGAGTACTGCCGTCAAGATGTTAGAGTTACTGAAAAAACTCTGTCCTTTCTTGAAGAAGCCCTTGACCCGTTTGGAGATACGTCTGTTGACTTGGAGCATGAAGTACAGCGTGAAATATATAAACAAATGTCTAACGGATGGCTCCTCGATCAGAGACAAGCGTTTGACCTCGTTGCGGGACTAAAGGAGAAACAAAATGAACTTGAGGATAAAGTACATGAAAAGTTTAAGCCGCTACCTACATTTGCTAAAGAGGTACAGCCAAAGTACAAAAAGAACGGTGACCTATCTTCTGTCGGTCTTAAGTTCCTTGGAGATTCTTGGGATAATGTCGGCGGTGCTTTTAGCCGTCTGGATTGGCCTGAGTTTAACCTAGGATCACGACAGCAGATTGGGAGGTATCTTAGGCGATTCGGTTGGAAGCCTCAGAAGTTTACGGAAACTGGTCAGCCTATTGTTGACGAAAAGACACTGGAGACTGTTACTAATATACCTGAGGCACAGCTTATTGCGGAGTACCTCATGGTTCAGAAGCGGATCGCACAAGTCCAATCGTGGCTTGACGCAGTCGAGGATGACGGTCGAGTGCATGGACAGGTCAACGCCATTGGGGCAGTCACAGGACGTATGACGCACAGTAGCCCTAATATGGCCCAAGTACCTGCCGTAGGGGTTCCGTATGGGACAGAGTGTCGTGCGCTCTGGGTTGCTCCAGAGGGACGTAAGTTGGTCGGTGTGGATGCTTCTGGCCTTGAGTTACGGATGTTAGCCCATTACATGAATGATAAGGAGTATACAAATGAAATCCTCAACGGAGATGTTCATACAGCAAATCAAATCAATGCAGGGCTGTCTACACGCGCTCAAGCAAAGACATTTATATACGCTTTCCTCTACGGAGCAGGAGACGCTAAAATCGGTTCTATTGTGGATGGAGGTCAGAGACTTGGAGCGAAACTTAGACAACGCTTTCTCGACAATACTCCCGCACTTGCAGAACTTAGAGAAAGAGTCACCATTGCCGCCCAAAGAGGTTACTTACGAGGATTGGATGGACGATGCCTTCACATCCGAAGTGAACATAGTGCCTTGAATACTTTGCTTCAGTCAGCGGGTGCAGTAATTATGAAGAAAGCTCTAGCTATCTTCTCGCAGTACGCCCCCAAGTGGAATCTTGACTACAAGCTCCTTGGGTCTATCCACGATGAGTACCAGATAGAAGCTAGGGCTGACCACGCCGATAAGGTAGGTTATCTAATGGTTGAATCCATCAAGGCCGCTGGGATTGCCTTTGATATGAAGTGTCCGTTAGATGGTGAATATAAAATTGGAAATAACTGGGCAGAGACACATTAGTGTGTTATACTAATAGGATAGTAAGGAGAAACAAATGTCCCAAGATATTAACTCGATAGAGGATTTTTCAGAACGATTGTCAGAATTGACTATTGGTACTGAAGATGTTCAAAAACTGATGGAGTTCGTGCATCGGCTTAACCGAAATGCGAATGCTTTGCAATTTCGTTTAAACCATGCCGCCCAAATGGTGGGCCATTCGGTTATCAACGATACTTTGATTGAGAGAGATCATGGATAAACAAATTAGTACGCTCATAGACGATATCTATGAACTCATGCAGAACCGTAACACACCTAAGGGTGTAGATGTGGACGCTGAAATCGACCGCTTTGGTGAGGCCATGAAAGACCTTATGAAAAAGGAGTTCAAGCCGGGAGGTTACGGGGCTGGCCGTAGGCTACGCCTGAGCGCCATTGGCAAGAAGGACAGGCAACTGTGGTATTCTGCGAATAAGTACCCTCAGGAGAAGCTCAAGCCCCACAACTACATCAAGTTTATGTATGGGCATATGCTTGAGGAGTTTATACTGTTCCTTACTAGGATGGTAGGGCACACTGTAGAGGACGAACAAAAAGCCTGTGAGGTCGAGGGGGTAAGGGGTTCTATGGATGCCCGTATAGACGGTCGCTTGGTTGACATCAAGTCTACCTCAACCTACGGCTTCAAGAAGTTCAAGGACGCTACGTTGGCCTTTGATGATCCGTTTGGGTATGTGGCTCAATTAAAAGCCTATGCTCACTCTGAGGGGGACACAAAGTACGGATGGGTTGCGATTGATAAGCAGAATGGACACCTGTGTTACCTTGAGTATGACGAGACGGACACAAAAGCGCCTGTACACTCTGTTATTAACTACGACATTGCAGAGCGAGTGCGTCATGTAAAAAAGCTAGTGGAGCTACCGGAGCCACCGGGATTATGTTACGAGCCTGTGGACGATGGGAAATCTGGAAACAAAAAGCTCACTACGGGTTGCTCGTATTGCGGCTACAAGCTCCACTGCTACCCATCCTTAAGAGGATTTCTTTATTCTACTGGTATAAGGTTTTTAACAGAGGTTGCGAATGAGCCTAAGGTTCCTGAGCTTCATTTGAGAGAAGTCTCATGACAGCGGATATGTTTGGGTTTTCAGATGTCAAAAAGCCCAATTCAGGAGATACACGGGTGTGTCATACTTGTGGGGAGGAGAAGCACAAAGATGAGTTCTATAATCATCGTCTCCGCCCCGGAGGTAAGAGTTGTTACTGCATACCTTGCCAAAACAAACATAGCGCTGATCTAGTAAAAGTACGTAAAACAGCACCACCGCCCCCAGACGCTTGTGAGTGCTGTGGTCGGACGGGGGTTAAACTCTTACTCGACCATTGCCATGAAACAATCACATTTCGTGGTTGGATATGTGGGAAGTGTAATACAGGGCTTGGATCACTGGGAGACACTTTAGAATCCGTAGAAAATGCTTGGAGGTATCTACAGAATGTCAAAGAAGGGTAAGCCTCCTAAGGGCTACGACAGTTGGTTTGAGTACGAACTGCACGTAGGTGTTCTAAAGGACTGTGACTATCATACTACGTTACGTCCGTACACACAAAAGAAAGAGTATGAACCCGACTTCATATTAGGTACGTACTTAATAGAAGCTAAAGGACGCTTCAGGGACTCTGAGGAAGCTCGTAAGTATATCGACATCCGCAGTAGTCTCTGGGCTGAAGAAGAACTTGTGTTTGTGTTTTATCACCCAGACACACCAATGCCACGAGCAAGGAGAAGGAAAGATGGTACTAGATTCACAATGGCTGAATGGGCTGACAAAAACGGTTTTAGGTACTACACTGTCGAGACCGTTACTGCGTTACTTAAGGAAGAGGAAGTATGCTAACCTTTGCCGACGTGTGTGAGCGGTTAAAAAAACAAGATGAGATCAGTGTCTTGGAGGTGCTTGAGATCACCTCTGAGGAACTGGTCGATAGGTTCAACGATAAAGTCGAAGAAAAGCTCGATTACTTTCTTGAGGATTTAGAAGATGAGCGATTTACACGAGATGGCTAGAGAGCACCAATGTGGTGGAACTCATTATACCGATAAACAAATACAGCCTTGGGATGCTATGGAATGTTGGATGACAGAAGAGCAATTCAAAGGATTTATTTTAGGTAATGTTATCAAGTATATGGCACGTTTTCAAGACAAAGGTGGTACAGGAGATTTGGAAAAGGCAAAACATTATCTAGACAAACTCATAGAACTATGGTAAAATAGTAGGTTCGCCCAATTACTTTTGAGGTACAAAAAATCAATGACAAACTACCTAGGGATAACGATTGATTATGAAAGAGATAATAGACTTAGTGAACAAGCAAATACGCTCATGCGTGATTACTATATGCTCGATCATGAAACCTCTCCTCAAGAGGCTTTTGCTCGTGCTAGTGTGGCCTATTGTGGCGGTGATCTCGATTTTGGACAAAGGATTTATGATTATGCTTCAAGAGGTTGGTTTATGTTTGCGTCGCCTGTCCTCTCGAACGCTCCTGACGGAGATGGAGGCAACCGTGGCCTTCCTATTTCTTGTTTCCTCACTTATGTGGGTGACAACTTGGGTAGCCTTATTGAACATAATGGTGAAGTAGCATGGCTTTCCGTAAAGGGAGGAGGCGTAGGAGG